TTATAAAGGGGACTGTATCCCTTTTTACATATACACCTCAATCCCATTCACCTCAAATATACAAACATCTCGAAGCTGCCGGATTTCGTTGGAGTCCAGCAGCTTCATTCGTCTTGTGCCTTTGTAGAAGTCATATTTGAGGGAGATGCAGTGGTGCCAGGACTGGATTTCACCGCTGCGAGTCCATAGACGGATATCAATGGGTTCGGGACTGGAGAGGATTTTGCGGAGTGTGGTGATGTGAATGGATTGCATAGTGATGTGGATTAGTCGAAGGTGCGATGGAAAGGATCATCGAAGATGTTGTTGCCGTAGTCGATGGTGAATGGGAAATGGTGGCTGCTATATTTGTACTTGAACTTGATGCTGTTCGTGGCATTGTCGGCATCGGAGATTTCACTGTTTATGTCAGTGATGGTGATGGGTGCCAGAGCACCACCTATCTCAACGATGTTGACATAGCGAGAAAGAAGGAGCTGGGAGAAGTGCTTGGCTTCCTCGAAGGTAAGCATCGAGGATTCCACGTCATACTCGTAGGCTGACTTGTCATCATAGAAGGTGGTGACACCGAGCGAGGTGGCAGTGGAACGGTCGAGGTCGAGCTTGCTCTTGGTGACGCAAGTGAGGTGTATGTATTCATCGCAGTTGAACTCATTGCGCACGAGCAGCGTGAGGTTCGGCGTGCGATCAGTGATATAGAACGTCTTGGCAAGAAAGCCACGATGAACGGTGAACTGGAGCAGTCGGCACTTGCTGCCGATGCGGGTTCCTATTCCAATAGGACTTATAATGTCACGTATCAAGGTGGTGTTTTTGGTGTCCACTTTAGCATCCTCGATGCGAACCATGCGAGGTGTAGACTCGCCATCGAAGAGAGCCAGGCACTCGGTGTAGCCCTGCAGCGTGACATCAGGCAAGTAAAACGCCGAAAGAGTCTGAAACGAATTGCGTGGAATGGTGAACATTGAGCGTGTTGTGAGGAAGAACAGCTGTACGAAGCCCATAGCATTTGTAGCGAGACTCAGACGAGAGTAAATGAAATGGCGCTCTGGCGTGGTCGCCTCCTCGGTCTTTGTGTCCGCCGTGATGACGAAGTTGGCGTAGACACGCTGCTTATCCAACAAGTGACCCTCGATGATGGAGCGAGCATCATAGAGCGTGGCGGTGTTGTTATAAGGATAAAGAGTAGATTCAAAGATAGTGTCAGGACCACATGCGATAGTGACATATACCGAAGCAGCATCAGTAGAAATTTCTATCTCTGATGGGATGTTGCAAGTGAAGACGTATAGAGAAGGAGTATAATTGATTTTCAGCATGACCTTTTTGTTTTCAAAGATAAGAGGCTTTGCCTGTATAAGAAAAGACCCAACCGCAGCGTTGCTCTGCACGGCTCGAAGGACAAAGGGCTTTAGTATGGAGCGTAGGCAAGTGCGGACTTGCTACGATCTTGCAGCAGCGACAGAAGAAAGCCCGACTCCTTCGAGCCGGGCGGAAGTGGAAGACTGCCTAAGCAGCCTTTTCAGCCTTTGGCTTGCGCCCTCTTTTCTTCTTAGGCTTTTCCTCTACAGGAGCTGGCTCCGGCTTCTGCACCTCCTGCGCCGTGGGAGCTGTGGCTCCCTTAGCTTTTGCAATCTCTTGCGAGAGGCGTGCGAGGCAATTATCAGAGATGTTCAATCCCAACCTTTTTTTGAGGAGGAAGGCGAGGCGCATAGCCTTGTATGCACTTGTGCAATACATCTTATCTGAGCTGTTATCGCTTGTGTAAACGACCCATACATTGTTTGTGGACTTGCCGGAATTGGCTTTAGCTGCTAAAATGAAATTTGAAGTATTCATAACTTTCTTATTTTAAGAGTGAAACAATCTGATTAGTGAATGAGATAGACTTCGATATAGCTGATGTCTACAAAGCTGTCTGCAGCGAGTGCTTCCGCCTTGGCGCTTGCCTCAGAATGGCTGTCCGCCTCGATTTCATATTCGATATACTCGCCATCCTCTCCATTGATGACAACCTGATAGAGATTGCTTGACAATTCAACCTGTCTTGAACTTCTTTTACCGAAGTGATATTCTGAATTAAAAGTGGTGTGTACCATAATCTTTAAAATTTTATTTGTTCGACTTAAAAGTGAAGCACCGAAGTGCTTTTGTAATTTTTACGTGCATACAAGGAGCAGCAAGGAGAAGGCATGTAAATGCAAGGGATAGCCAAGATTATTTCATCCTTCGGGCTTGAAAGATTTTGGAATGAGGCAAACCTGCCCCAAAAACTTTTGAAAAAATCTTAGGATAAGCGTGGAGCGCGACCCTTTCAGAATGCCGCTTGCGCTAACTTTGCAAAGGAAAAATCATAAGCATTACATTTGGTAAGTGCTTCACGTCGAACAAATAAAATGATTTGGTACAAAGAACACCACTTCAGAATATTACTCCGGAATAATAAAAGAAGAAGACTGGTGATATGAATTGTGCAATCTCTGTTGTCATCATAGGATGGGATGGCTACTTCTTCCATGATGAAATCGTGGCAGACAGATACCTATCTTTAAGGCAAGCAGAAAGGTGGATGTGCTTGTGGCTACAAAAATGAACATCAGCAGTATTGGAGTTCATTCACTAATGAGAGTGTGGAACGGATGAGAAAAGGCAAAAATGAATACTTGTCATTTTAGCTGCGAACAAAAAGCCAATTACTCCACAGACAATGACAGGGACGGTGGAACAAGCAACCAAGATAACAGCATGAAAGACGCACAAAGTGCAGGAAAGGCTATGCGCCACGCATTACTCCTTTGAAAATCGGGATTGGCTACCTTACGTTATTGACTCTCACGCCTGAGAGATTGTAAAAGCTAAAGGTGCGGAGAGCGAAGCGAAGGGGGTGCTGAAGGCGGAGCCTACCGCTGAAAAAGGAAAAGCCTTCATCCTGCGTTGGGCGCAAGACAAAGGCGTATAGAAAAGGGTGATTAGGCAGTGTTTCACTTCAATATTATTACTGCTTTTTAGCTTTGAAATTCATTGAAGTTTTACCTTGACTCATGGTACCACTCATTTCGGTTCCATTAAGCGTGATATTCTTGTATGTTATGTATACTTCACCATCAACATAAGTTGTAAGCGTATTGCCTTTGAGTTTCCACGTTCCTGTTCCATTGCCAAGAGATCCCCAACCAATATAAGTACCATCACTTTTGAAATTAGCATAAGCACGCTGGCTTGCATAAAGAGGATTGGTCAAATCCACCCATGTGCCATCTGAAGTTTGAACAGATGTGGTTACCCAAGTTCCAACGACATCAGAGGTTGAGAACTTTTCTTCGTCGTCATCGCTACTACATGAAGCGAATGAGAATGCACAAATTGCTATCAAAGCAATCGTGAAAAATGAAAAAATTTTCTTCATAATGAATTTTTATTGTTAATAATTAGAATATTTTTATGCGTTAAATATTATTTTACGCAAAGGTACAACTTTTTATCACTACCCCCCCCGATTAACAATATTTAATATAATTATCTCACTCCACCAATCGCAATTGGATATAAATCGTGCTGTGGGAACTTCTCGCAGCCGATATAGAGCGTGTCGAAGGCATCGGTGCCGTCGGTTCGATGTTCGAGAAGGTCTTCTTCGGACTCCGGCTGCTTCTCCATACTTTTGTTCTTGCGGAAGCCGTTGCGACCTCGCTCCACTCCTGCAGACTGGACGGCGAGGATAAGGTCATCGTTGTTCTGGCGATTGAAGTACGGCATAAGGCGTTGCTTCCCGGCAAAACCCTGGTTGATGAGAAGGTATTTCTCATCGTGGCGCATCGGGTTACCGAGATACACGTCAATGACCTGCCATCCGTGACGCTCGAACTCATGGACTACCACCCAGTGGAAGTCCTGATCGTTCACGGCATAGTTGGAGCCGAGGGCGGTGGCATCGTAGTAGTAGATGACCGTCTTGTTAGGGTGCGGTGCGTAATAGGTGCAGAAGTCGGCGACGAGCGCAGGGATTTTGCGCTCGAACTTCACATAGAACGATTTGAGGATGTTTAATCTATTGTTGCGTGGCTGACCGCACACAATCCAGTTGATGTTAGCGTTGTAGTCCATACCGATGCATAGAGGTTGCATAGGGTCGATGTCTGAGTCCGTGCGACAGTCGAGCGAGCTGTTGAGCGTAGAGAACTGGCTGTTGGCGTGAATGGTGTAAAGATCCTGCTGCGCCTCCTTGATGATGCGCTCATAGCCGAGCGAGTCGAGGTAGTCGAAGTCTGAAGCATCATATTTGTGGTACTCCTGCATTGACGAGTAGAAGCCATCATGCGAGATGCCGATCTTCTGACAAAGGATAGAAGTCTGGAATGTCTTTGGCGTGAGGTCGCGCTTCATCTGCCGGATGTACTCTTCACCGAGAAGCTGTAGGTTTTCGAGTGTAGAGTACTCCTTGTAATAGACAGCCACCGAGCGCATCTTGTTAAGCGACTGGTCGAGCCATTTTAGATAGTTAGGCAGATAAGAAGGAATGGGCTTGCGCAGCTCTTTGAGTTGGGCTATGCGCTCCTTCGTCTGCCAAATCTTGTAGATAGTGCCCTTGATGGTGTCAATCAGTTCCGTGTCCATCTTCTCCTCGTAGTGCAGGAACCAAGAACCCTTTGTTGTCTGCGGCATATCCGAAAGCACCATCATGCTATGGTTAAAGCTGTGGTGCCCGAAGTACGAGCGGATGCCACCGTTAGCAGGCAGAGTCTCGTCCTTCAACTTGTTATAATCAATGAACTTCGCCTCGTCGATGAGCAGCCATGAGAGCGTGAGCGAATTGGAAGAGCCCGGGCGGTCTTGACTGATGATGATAGCCACGCTGCCATTATAAAACGTGATGACATGCTCATAGTCAGCCGGTTCGGTGATAGGCTTAGAAAACGACTTCGGCGGTTTTCTGCCTACCACATAGTGAACGCCATTGATATAACCCCAACGCTTCCATGCTGCGAGCAGACCAGGGAGCGTGTTCGTCAAGCCATGCTTGAACGTTGGCACCACGATACCACCAGTGGAGCCAGGCATACGCTGCATGTTGCGCAGCACAAAAGGCGAGGCGATGGAGTCCGTCTTGCCAGTGCGTCGTCCGGCCACGATTACCGTAGTCTTCGCGCCGATGTATTGCGTCAGGAGCTGAGGTTTGTTGAAGTACACACGCTTAGAGTGTTGCTTCGCCTCGATGTCCCAAAGAGAAGTATCAACTTTGTTCGTCATTGTCTTCAGGCTTAAAGATGTCATCAAGAACAAGATCCGCTTGTTCGTATTCAATGTTTTCTGTGTCCGGATGCGACGTGGTAAGCTCCTGCGTGAGCTTTCGGATGCGGTCGTCGATGTTCGGAACCGGCGTGATACCCACAACACGCGGATCCGTAGTCGGGAAGAATGGTTGGACGACAATCATGTGATACGGCACAGATTGCTCGTCCTCGATGTCGATGCGGTTGAATTTTGCATAAGAAGTAGCAGCCTTTTCCATCGTCTTCGTGTCCTTACGCTTCTTCGCCATCTGGTACGTCTCCATTATCATCTCGTTATACCGCCAGCGGTGGAAGTCGCGCGTACACTCCGAAAGGTTCGGGAGCAGCGCCTTGACGATTTTCAAGTCCGCGTAAGCCGTGACCTGCGACAGTCCGTATCGGCTGCGCAGTTCATCGACAAACTGACGATCCTTCATGTCAGGGTTGGCGATTGACCATGTGATCATGTCGCGCAACCGCAATAAGTGCTCCACTTGCGGAATGGGGTAACGCACCTCCAACTCCGCCTTTGCGGTGTAGAGGTCTTGCTTTGCTATTTCTATGATGTTTAATTGCGACATGATTGTTGGTGTTATCGTTATGATGGTAAGCCGAACTAAGCCTTTCTAAGCCTGTTTGAGCCGTGGGTGTGATGGCTATTCATCATCCTCCATATCGAGGAGGTTGTTACGGGTGTTTTCAAGAGCGAGTGGAGAGCCGACGTAGGCGAGCTGCATCTCCTGATGCAATAGCTTGACACGTGAAGCAGCCTTGCCACGGTGGTAACGCTGCGAAACAGGCGTGCTTCGGTCAGCGATGTCACGGCGTAGTGTCTCAGGGGGTACGCCAAGAATGACAGCCATATCGCTTATTTTGAGGTAGATTGAAGCGTATTGCTCAATCTGCGTGAGGGTTTCTTCTGAATAATCCATATTATTAATTGTTTGCACCAGCAGCGTTGATGCGCTGTTGGAATAGATCGGTTAGCGGAACGGAATGGTTCTTTATAAGATCCATGACGGACGCATGAAGAGTGCTGAAGATGTCGGGCGAAGTGGAGATGAACGTGGACTCATGGCGGTTGCCTCGCGTTAGGTTTTGCGAGGTGACGACACTAATCAGTTCTCCTGACTCCGCTTGCACGAGAAGGATTTTAGAATGGTTGTCAGCGAGATAGGTACGCTTCATCGTCTGCGTGATGAACGCCCATAGCTTCAGTGTTTTGTTCGTAGCCTTATGGTCGAGAACAAGATTAAAGGCAGATATGTTGCCGGACTTCTCGATAAAGAAGAGTCGGCGCAGGAACTCCTCGGAGATAGAGAACGAAGTCTGCCAAACCTCCGCTTTGCCGACCTGTCCCAAAATCCACTCCAGAACGTCCGCCACCTGAAGAGCATTGGAGAGATACGCCTGGTGTGGACATTCCGAGAGTGGCTTTAGGATGTCATCTAT